TCCCAGAGAACGTTGATGAGAAGCTCCGATACTTCGGATCTCCTCCAGGAATCCAACATGAGAACGTTGTCACAACTCTGCTACCTCCTCCAGAATAAACTGGAAGAAAAGTTGTTTGAATACACTGACAATTCAGTGCTGAAGACAATGGAAGATGAGTGCAACAACATGTTCTCGAACTGGGTTGGTAATCTGGTCGAATCTCTTGAAATCAGACTCCAGAGAGATATCAATCCGCTTGATGGTGGGGAAATCGTTGTCTGCTATGTGAATGTCACATTCCGCGGAATCACTCTCCGTATCCCTGTCATTGTCAATGTCAACAGACGTGCGGTCTAATTCTAAGAAAGGAGAGTAACGATTATGCCGATTAGCCTTCAAACTGGTATCCGCGAATACAATGGAGATCTCTCCCAGTATACAGGTATGCTCGGCGGTTTGACTCCGGATGTTCACACACTCCGGAGTCTAAACCCCGAAACAACAAACCGTGTTATCTGCGTTATGTATCGCGGTCCATATTTCCTGATGCATTACTTTGGTAATGGTGCTGATGCATATACCAACAAAGAGTTTGCAACTTATAAGAAGCTGATTGAATACTACAACACTGGTATTCAGGTGCAGGCTGGTGATCACTCACTCGCTTCACAACCGCTCCAGGGTGGTTTCGCTGCAAGAAGCATTGCCATTCCGACTGTGCAGAATGCAAACAACCAGCAACAGCTTCAGATTACGATTCCTGAACTGGTTGGTCGTCCTGCTGCAAACTTCCACAATATGTGGATCGATGGTATTGCAGACGAGATCACTGGTTTGACACATTATCAGGGTCTTGTCGCTGGTTCTGTTGATAAGAACCAGGTTCCTCAGAGAATCTTTATGCCGGCAAATGGTAGTGGTGCAGACATTGCACTTGAGCCGTCTCCCGCATGGGAAGTTGCTGAATTCCTGATTATTGCACTGGATCGTTCTGGTGCACGTGTTGAAGCTGCACTCATGGCGCTTGGTTGCATCCCTACTGCAAAGGTTGGTTATGATATCTTCAACCAGAACGGTCAGGGTCAATCCACACTGCAGACACTGACACTGACATACAACTGCCAGTTCGTTGAGTCTGCATATGTCAATGACCTTGCTGCAAGATATGTCCAGCAGTTCGCAGTGTTTGGCAACAAGCTCAACTACAACCCGGGTGCAGGCGATGCATTCTTCTCCTCTACCAATCCTACTACTTATGGCGATATCAATAGCGATATGTTCCGTGGTGGTAAGAGACCCGATCTGGATGCTGTCCAGTCTGGTGTTGGTAATATCCCGGTGTTCGCTGCTGCACAACAGCAAATTACGAGAGCTGCAAAGCCGGAGTCAACACTCACACCGGAAGATCACTCTCGTATTTACAATACCCCACAGGGTGCATATACGGATATCTCGAATCCATATGCTTCCAAGGCATCTTCACCGTAATAAAAAAAATATGGTATGTGGGGGCATATGCCCCCACATATCTATTTATGTTAATATGAATATTTCATATATGTCAAATTTCTCATAACACAGTTTGACTGCAACGTATGAGACTTCATCATATGTAAAATATCCCAGACCAACTTGTGATAATTTCTTATCTGTTTTTGTCGCCATCTTCTTTGTCAACATTACACCATTTTCCAAGACAGATGGCTCTTTTGCTTTTGCGACAATCGTTCGTTCATAATATTGATATGTCGCTTGTTTGGCTGCCTGAATTAATTGTGGATTCTGAATCGTATCCAGATTCGATAAATCATAATGATCATTTTCCAATTCAATCAATGATTCATCGTTCTTGATATCGAAATAATACTTGAAGTTTTTTGGTTTATGTGATTCAATCAACTCAACCATTGTCATTTGTGGTTTCGCCGCCATATGGATTATCCCCTTCCAACTAGAAATATACTTGTGAAGATGTTCACATAAGATTCCAATGTTATAGGCTGTACGGGTTTCCCATGAAAACTTTCTGCATGAAGTGTTTCATATAATGTCGAATTACAATCATTATTCATTGCAAATGATTCGTAATATGGATACCCGTTGATATATTCTTCTGTATCACATGTATCATATCCGGATGTGTCTGCTGTCGTGGGATCATTGATACAGGTGTAATCCAACTGATCCAATAGCTTTGATATTTTATCGAATATTTCAATTTCACCACGTAATGCACATGCACCTAATAACATGGTTGAAGCCAATTCATCTGCAACTTCTGTAATGACCATGATAATGATCTCTTCACAAGTTTCTACATCATATATCCTATCCCGATTCCGAGATCCGAAATGATGTGTATGTAATAGACAGGCATCATCCATATCTTCATCATCGTATACAACTTCAACATTTGCTGTTGTTGGTTCAAATCCGTGCTGAAGTAAGAATCGATCCATCTGTTCACGGGTATATGAATATACGGTCTGATATGTTAATTTCTGATTCGTGTGAATTGGTTTCCATGTAAATTTGTATCCTTCAACTTTCACATCATTTCACCTCCTTGGCTGCGATCTTTGCAATATATGAAAACAGCTTCATGTTCTCATTCTTATATGGACCCGTTGTTCCAAATGGAATATACCAATACTCCGGCAGTCTATCTTGTAAATACATTTTCTGTGTTTTTCTTAAATATGGGAAAATGCTTTCATCATATTCTTCAATCTTCTCAAATACATTCAATAGAAATGTACATATACCAAGCGTATGTTGTTGCATCATCTGCGTCGGCATTCCTTTATATGTGATGATGCCATCCCCATAAAACATTTCCACTCGACCATACCGAATGTAGGATGACCAATTCTCTTTACAAATAAATGGCACATTGTCGATATGATCAACAACCGGTTTCGATTGAATGAATATAATTGCGTCAGAATGTAATGTAATGACATTCGATTCGTCAATATGATTCTTCATCATGAATTCTTTTCGGGTTTGCAATACGCCGTTAATCATATTATTGGAAAATACTTTGTCGTCTCTTTGGATTAATCCAACTTCACGTGTTCGTTTCTCTTTTGGCATTCGTTCGAATTGATCCAGTTTCTCATCTGGTAATAAGTGGAATCGTCTTGATACAGACAACGATGCTGATTGCATATCATATTCAACGATGTTCTTCCGAAATACATATGGAAAATTTGGATTCTCCCATAATGTTTTTCCGTACATCTCCGATTCAGTTTCTCGATTAAACGTAACTTCCATGATATCAAATCCTTTCCGATGTGATAATTATTTTTAATCAATCATTTCGACAAACAGTCCTTATAATTTCAACTGATTCATGTCGTTATACCATTATAATGATATATGTGTCTGAATGGAATTAAATTATAATAAAGGAGAATTGAAAGATGAATGATAATAACCAATTCATCGATCCGCTTGAGGAACTGATGAAGCGTGTTCAGAGCGATGCAGAACAAGTTACACCAGTTCAGAAGGCAGATGAAACTCAACCAGATGCTCCTACTCCAACAACTGTAGAACCGGAAGAGGATATATTTGGTGAAAATGATCTTGCATCTGAAATTGCAAGAGAAGATGCTGAAGAAGCTGCTGCAATTGCAGAAAAAGCTGAGCAGTCTCGTATTGAACGTGAAGCTGAAAAAGCGAAGCTGCAACCAATTGCACCGATTTCAATTGATAAAGAATATCAGCAGCAAGCAGTTGCTTTCCAGGCAACCACACTTGACATCGTTGGTCAGATGATTGATGAAGTCCGTAAGAAGAATAATCTTCCTCCGGGTGGTATTCCGGTCGCAACCGATGAAGATCCGGAACTTCAGCGTCATATCATGGGAGATCTGATTTCGATCTATCATACGACTGGTGAGACAATCACACCGGAATTTGAAAAGCTGATTGTTGACAACTGGGTACCTGCGGAACTTCCGGAAGAAGAACCTGAGACGGAAGCTGAGGCTACTGATGAGGATACTTCCGATGAAGGTCCGAAGATGCCAAGTGAAGAACCGCCCATTATCAATATCAGTGTTGAAAAGGGCACACCTGTCACGGTGAATGTTGATCAAGAAGTTGTTCAAGCAATGACTACCACCAACCAAATCAATATCATTGTGAAAGAGGTTACCGAACAAGAGCTGAAGTCATCTCGTGTTATCAACAATAGTCAGCAGTCTGGTATTATTGAACCATACACTTCCGAGCTCGGCGATGTGCCGCTCACACTTCCACTTTCGGCATATCGTTGCACATTGAAACCGGTTAACTATTATGAGTTTATTCAGCTCGGTTCTACCCCGATGTCTGGTAATTCTGTTGACCAGGATAAGAAACAGTGGTCAATCATTTATGATCACATCAAGAATGTTTCAATCGGCGACTTCAAAGATTTTGAAGACTTCCTGAAGAAGACCAAGTATGGTGATCGCGAGCTTCTGATGTGGGGCATTCTGATTGGTGCTGCAGATGAAGAGGAGACAGTTCCGATTCGTTGCTCAAACAAGAAATGTCAGAAAGTCCACAATCTCAAATATAAGCCGCGTTCTATCATCCATGTCGATGACAATCTGATCAAAGAGTATCAGTATGATGTCACGCATACAATCGGTTATGGTCAAGCGGCAATTGATCATTTCACAAAAATCAATTCCACTTTAAAGCGGTATAAGCTGCCGAATACTGGATACATTGTGGAGATTGATGATCGTCCTTCCGCATATGATTTCTTGAATCGCAGATATCCTCTGATGGCAGAATTGGAGAAGCGTTTTTATCCGGATGGAAGAAAAGATGATACGGAAGAGAATCCTGAACATGGTTATCTGTTGACGCATGCATTGTTCATTTCTGCAATGTCAATCATCAAACAAGGTAACGATGGTAAAGACATTGAATATCGTTATACGGATTGGGAAGATATCGAAAAGATTATCACCACTGCGCTCGATATGAAGGATCAGGCGATTCTGTTGAATCTGATTCAGACCATCGCAAAGAAGACGGCATCACCTATGCAGTTCTATATTGAGAACTTCACATGTGACAACTGCGGTCACCATGATGATCGAATCATCATTCCTGACATCGGGGAAGACCTGATTTTCCAACTTGCTCGGAGGCTGTCGTCTACCGAAATAAACTTGATCGGGATGGAGTCGAATTGATTGAATTAGGAATGCTATTCAATCGATGTTTGCCTATAGAGACACTCTTACGAATGCCACGTAAATTCGTAAACCGTCTCCGAGAGATTCGGAAAATGCAGAAAGAACAGGAAGCCAAACAGAATATGCAAATGATGAATACATCAAATACGGAATCCGTTAATCATGCGAAACAAGTATTTCATGGTGCGGCAATTGATGATTTGGTCGATGAACTTTCATAATGCAATATGAAAGGACAAGATATAGAAATGATGACCAAAATCACAACTTCACTCGAAGTCGTTCAGACCGTGCGTTTGAACGACTTCGTTCATGTCTTCATACAACGTGAAGGCATCACATATGTGGTTGATAATTATCAACCGATTCGTACACAATATTACGAAAATAAAAAGAATTTAGGGCAGCAAACATCACAATGGAAGGAAGATAGTAAACATGTTTAACGTTCCCCAGTCTCAGGTTAATCTTTTTGCAAAATTATTTGAAACACATCGTGTTCAAATATCCGCATGCGACGTGTTCTTTCAGAACATTCGTTTGTTGAATGGTCGTCACACCATTCTCACACGTGACGATTATGTCAATTATTATAAAGCATTCACATGGGATATTGAATTGGAATCATCTCCGATTGATACAATCATTCCATGTGGAGACGATGCACCGGAAGAAGAAACGGAATCCACTGAACGTGAACCGAAGAAAACAAAGTTGTTTGTTACAAATCAAACGGTTCCGGAATATGGGAGAATTCAAAAGAGAATCACATTAGAAGAATTAAAGAATACACTTGGAGAAACACATCCGGTTATCATTGCATTAAATGATAACAAAGTGACGCTGGAAAATGTTGTTGATGACATTTTCATTTACTATTGTCTATTCAAATACATTGAGCAAATTGAACGAATTCGTATTCAAATCTTTTCAAATATGACTCCGGCAATTGAATATGTGGTCAATAACATTGATTATGATGATTTAAAACGTTATCTGGTGACGAATAAAATCAATCCGGAGAAAGTGAACAAACACCAAGATTTGTTGTTCTTTGCTCCAGACTATCAGATGATTTGTAAATTCTATCAAACCAATGATGATCCGTTTGTCCCATTGTTTGATCTAGATAATTTGATCAATCGGTTAATGACAAATATTTGTCTGAAGTCAGACATCTATGTGATTCTTGCAATCTATCTAATTGCATCGTTTGCATGTGCTGATATGAAGGCACATACGGAATCACCATGTGTTGCATATACGCGTACTGTTTTGGCAAATCTATAATCTGTGTGATATAATTGGGGGCTTTTGCCCCCAATTATATTTTGAATTTTCAAACGTATATGTTTACTGTGCAATGCAATGGTATGTTTAATTTCATACACATTGTAACTAACAAATACAATTCACTATACAGGAGGAATGCCATTATGCCGAAACAAGTTATGAATAATGCATCCGATATTGACCGCAGATGTGCAAATGTTGATCCATTGTCATTAACCGGAATGTCCGCAATGGGATTTCCAGAAAAGATTTCCACGACACGTGGTGGAATGATGGTGAAGCACGTTAGCCAAAGATTGGTATTACGTAATCCCGAGTTTCCAATGATTTTCTCTGGTGCAGAAAATGAATTCGGGAAGCGTTCATCCTGGGATGTTCGTGCAACCGATGATTATCAGCTTATGCGAAAATTTATCAAATTTCCGAATGCACCTTTTTCTCCAATTGCATACATTTTCAAGAATCTAAATACCGGAAAATATATTTGTAAGATTTATAAACCTGCTGTGAATCTTGTTGAAAAATATGGATTTCGCATGCATAACAATATCAAGAAAATTAGTGAGGGAGATATTCTTCCAAAAGGTTCATCAATCGCACAATCTTCCTCCTATGTAAATGACAATTATTGTGCAGGTGTGAATCTCCGTATGGCATATGCGGTGCTTCCGCAGTTGACAGAAGATTCATTGGTCATTTCATCTGATGCCGCGGAAGCATTGGAATATGATTTCGTTGATATTGTCACAGTGAATGTTTCTAAGAAATCATTCTTGTTGAATCGATACGGTTCCAATGGGGAATATAAGCCATTCCCAAATATTGGAGAAGAGGTTCGGGATAATATCCTTTGTTCTATTCGTGAGAATTCATACGTATCAACATTCGCGGAAGCATCCATTCCGCACATTAATGATACAAATTACTTCTCTCATGGAACAGTTGTTGACATCGATATCTTCACCAATGTTGAAGTTGAGAATGAGCAATTCAATATGTATCTATCACAAATTCGGCAATGGTATTCTGATATCTATGCGTATATTTCTGCATTGTTGGATGATAAGTATCAGGATGATACATCATTACTTGACATTTATCATCAGGCAGAGAAATACCTGAACAATTCAACATGGGTCACAAAGGAATATATTGCCGATACGATTATTAAATTCACAATGCTTCAACCCATGAAGATTGCTGTCGGTCAAAAAGTTGTTGGACGTTATGGAAATAAATCTGTCATCTCGAAAATTATTCCGACCGAAGATATGCCGCGAACGGATGATGGTCGCCCAATTCATATGCTGGCGAATGCATTGGCAGTTCCGAATCGTATCATCGCATTTGCAACATATGAAGGTTCTATCACATTCATGCAGGATCGTATGAATCATCATATTCATAAAATGCATGATGATGGTGAATCTGATGAAGCGATTGTGAATATCGCAACAGAGTTTGTCCGCATCTTTAATCCACAACAAGCAGACGAAATGCAACGGCTGTACCATGAAAAACCGAATGCAGTTATTGCAGATATTCTGTCATACGGAATATTCATTCAGATTAAACCGTTTGATGAAGTATGTATTCGTGACGCAATTCTGGAAGCATATGCAAAATATCCCGACATCATGGAATATTACAAAGTGTATACCAAATTGCATAAACGTTGGGTTCAATTGGATGATCATTATCCGGTTGGATTCCAGTACACATGGGTATTGAAACAAGAGCCGTCCAAATCATTGGCCGCTGTTTCTACCGGACGCACAACACTGTATGACCAACCAGTCAAGACGCATCAGTTCAATAAGAATCTTCGTCATTATTCTGATAACCCCGTGAAGTTTGGTGAATACGATACGTACAATTTCCTCGCAGGTGTCGGTGTTCGTGATTTCTCAAAGATCACGACATACTTCCGTGGTTCTCAGTATGAAGAGAATTCAATTCTAATGTCACAACTGAATGACATGGGTGTTGATCTGTCACGGTATAATCAATTCCCACAATTGGATAACTTGAAGAATACGCTCAAATTTATGGGTATCAAATTACGTCCCGACATCTTCGGTTTTTCAACAATCGGTGCCGTTGATAAAACATATCCTGTCTACATCAATAATGTGAAAATCGATGTATCCATTCCGGATCTTCGATTCTTCTTGATTATGCATTCATATTTCCTGTATTATCAAGAATCACATTCCATCGTGGACATGGTTGAATTCTATAAAATGATCGACGAAACTGATTTGTTTGATGGATGTTCACGTGATTACATTGAATCCATTTATGAGCGATTCACAAATTTACTCCCAATTCTGCAACAATTAAAACAATATTCCTGATGATGGTCAGAACGCGTATACATGAATTGAAAATATGGGGGCCATCGGCCCCCATATTATATTTTTTATTTATATATATTATTCATATGAATCATACATGAAAGGTGGTGACTCATATGGTTATGTCCAAAGTCATCGGGAACAGCCAACACAAACCAATTGTCATAAACTGTCCCCGAATGACAACACGTATTGATGTTGTCATGCATAAAGCATGTCATATTCTTACAGATTCATACATGAATATGATAAAACAACATCAATCCAAGCACTTGTCGCATGATAGATTCGTGAAGAACTGATCATGTGACATTATGTATATGCGGATGTACCCAGCATCCGCATACTTTTTTGTTCTCATAAAGTACAGTGATTATCAATAACAAACACGGTAACTTATCTAATATTGGAGGTGATTCCATGTCTGACGTTCGACGAATCGGAGATAAGTATTATGACTTCGGAACATCGAATACTTCGTTTTTGATTACGGCTCAAGAACTGCGAGCACTTGGTATCAAGAACTGGTATTTCATGTTAGAAGTAAAATATCCGAATTTGAATGTTCAAGACATTGATCCATATAAGTCTGATATCACCGCGGAAGAAATCGGAAAGATTGTGATTGAATGTAAAAACAATCCATGGTTTTTCTTCCGTGAAGTTGCCCGTGTTCCCGTTGTTGGTGCGGGTGTGTTGAAACCAATTCTCACAAGAGCATCTCTTGCAATATGTTGGTGTTTCATTCATAGTTTCGATTTCAAATTATGTCAACCTCGACAAACTCACAAGACCACATGGTGTACAATTATTCTGGAATACATGATGTTGTTTGAATATCAGAATGCAACGATTCCAACAATGCATCTGAAATTGGAACGTTGTTTACAGAATGCAACATTGTTCCGTGACTATGTATATGCATTACCCAATTATCTCAATCCATGGTCTGAACGAACCAAACCACCAGGACCAAAGTCATTGATTTATGATGCACACAAAACAAAGCTTGCGGTATTGGCACAAACGGATTCAAAAGAAAAAGCGCGTGATGCATTACGTGGTATGACATCTGCTGCAGGTGCTTTCGATGAGTATGAATATATTCCACATTTCGCAGATGTTATGGAAGGTGGTGCACCGGCAATTACATCTGCACGTAATATCATTCGTTCGGTTGGTGGTCGTACATGCATTATGATGTTCTCAACCCCCGGAGATCTGGAAACAGATGAGGGTCGTGATGCATTACGTATGATTGAAGCAACACCCAACTTCAGTGAGAAATTATATGATCTAACGAACGATGAACTACTTGCATTATTTGATGAAGTGAAATTGGAAAATGGTGAAGTCCGTTCACCAATCACCGGTTTTTATATCGAGTTTAATTATAAGCAACTTCGCAAAGATGATAAATGGTTGCGTCAACAATATCAAGAACTGGTAGTGAATCTTGGTAGAACAGATGAGTATCGTCGTGGTGTTTTGTTACAACGATACCGTGGTTCAGGCAGTGCTTTGTTTGAACAAGCTGACATTGATTACATTGTGCAAAATACAAAACAACCGGATTATGAAATTTTTTTACAAAAAAAATTTTTCTTGTACGTTTATAAACATCAAACATTGGTGACAGATATCAATTCTAATACGCCATATTTTGATATTACAATTCCATATCTCATTGGCATCGACGTTGCCGCTGGTGGTGATGGAGATAATACTGCAATTTGTATTGTTCATCCATACACATTCGAAGTTGTTGGTGAATTGATTTCTCCATACATCGGTGTGTTGGATCTCATGCGCATCATCACAGATATTGCGAAACTTGTCCCACGCGGTGTATTCTGTGTGGAAACAAATTCTATTGGTAAAGCGATTGTCGATTTCATTCAAGAGTCACATCTGGAACATCGGTTCTATCATGATCCAAAACTGGATATGGCAAAGAATGTTACCGAATATGAATCTCCAGAAATGACAGTTAAAAGAAAGGCAAAAGAAAAGGGATATATTGGAACATATGTCACACCACAGATTCGAAAAAATATGTTTGATCTGTTAAAGCTACATGTGAAAGATTACAAAGAATTATTATGTACACGATATCTGTCACGTGATATCACGAATCTTGTTCGTGCAAAGAATGGTAAAATTGAAGCAGCAACTGGTTTCCATGATGACATGGTCATGGCATACAACCATGTGCTATATGTTTTCTATTACGGATTCAAAATCGAACGGTTTAACATTGATAAGAATCTATGTACATTTAAAAATGCGAAACAGGTTGTTCGTGCATACGATCGTGAATTAGAATTTGAACAAGTTAACAATATGATTCCATATGCAAATCCAAATGCATTTGAGAATCAAATGTTGCGTGATCTGACTTCACAAGATCCCATGCATGTGATTGGACAAAATGATCGTGACGAATACGGATATCAGAGAAATCAATATGCTGGTATTGCAAAGAAAACCGAATTGGATCAACAGGTATCTGTATCTGATCTATCGTTCTTTTATGATGTCAATCAGATATTTTAAAATAGAAGATAGTGTGGGGCTTTCGCCCCACACTATATCTCTATAATCCAGAATGTTATGAACGAAAGGCGTATGGCGTTCGGAGGTTTGGAGGAACACCCACCCATCATGACTCGCAAATGATGGAGCTCAACATTTGTACATGGATCACACCGGGTCAGGTAAGCCGGTTTCATGTGAATCCACGAGGTGTAACGATTCGAAAACATTCTGGATTACTTTCATGTTTTAATTATTATTTTCTGATAATATATAAATATATATTTACATTGAAAGGAAGTGATTATATGTCAAAACTATACATAATTCAATATCCAGAATGTTTGTTCGATTATTATGTAACAGAAGATGGTTCAATATATGATAAAAATAATAATCGTCTAAAAATATATGAGAGTACAAACGGTTATAATTATATCTCATTACAAGTGTCATCCGGACATAAAATGTTTTCGATCGACGAAATAGTATTGCGAAATATTGTCGGACATCCGATCGGTGCTAATTCAATAAAACATTTAGACGGAAATTCTAGAAATAATAATGTTAATAATTTAAAATGGATTCATGAAGATGAACAATGGGTTTATATAAACGATTTTGACATAATTAAAAATAAATACAAAATCTCCAATTTTGGAGGTTTTGAAAATAATGAGAATACGAGATATCCATGTTATCAAAACGATAGGGGATATGTCACTGTTCAAATGGTCAATGTCGATGGAAAAATTATATCACAAACATTGCATCGTCTAGTTGCGTTAAATTTTGTGGTAAATCCAAAACAAGACGAATATACTGAAATAAATCACATTGATGGCAATAAAACAAACAATCATTGGAAAAACCTGGAATGGGTTTCGCATAAAATGAATATGCAGCATGCATATTCGCAAAAAATGATATATCGGCCAAAGGGTGATCAATCATATAAAACATCACTAACCAATTCTCAAGTACATGAGATATGTGAATTATTTATAAAATATTATGGACGTTCGGAATCCGTTTTTAATCATCTGAAAAGGATAGGTAGTATAATACCACTGGGTATAATTCAACATATTAAACACAAAGAAAGCTGGTCACACATTTCCGATAAATATTGGAGCATCGATGATTTAAACCGTCTTGCTAAAATTCGTATTCATATCATTTGTAAATCACTTCTGAAAAACAACGGAAATACACAACTTGTGTTAAACGATTTACTAGACATTATGCCCGATTTAACAAAGCGATTTGTCGAAATTGTTAGACAAAAAGAAATGTACGCCGAAATATCCGATGAATATTTTAGAAAGGGTGATTTTAGTAATAAATTATCAAAAGGAGATATCCAAACTATTCGTGTTGAATTATATCGTAATGCTTATGACTATAGAAGGACTTATTTAGTTCTTAAAGATAAAATCAAAAATCTAACACCACGGAAAGTTCAAAAAATAATGTATAAACTAATTCATGAAAATTGTGGAGGGGCATGAGCCCCTCCACATATTTGTCAGCATATAATTTTTTTGAATGATTTTATTTCTTGTTTTACACCAGGAAAATATGGTAAAAGAATTCTTCTACGTTTTCCCCAGTTTGCTATAGTTTTAGCTTGTCGCACATAATCACATACATCGATATAGTAACAAGTACGTTCATCCTTTGGTTTTCTAAGTCGACCGCAGATCTGCTCGGTAATAATTGGAGATGCGTATTGGTCAAAATTGATCACCGCACCGAGATTCGAAACGTCAACACCAGTTCCCATAGACAAAGACGTCGAAAGAATAAAATTCGCTTCCATTGCTTCACGACGTTCAGCCATTGATAGATGTCCTTCAACGATTGCAAATTTATATTTACTGAAATATGGATCTTTCTTCATGACTTCATATAGACGTTTCAGAATATCAATCAGTGGAACAAGCAATAGAATCTTCCCATCATAATTGAGAAGCTGTTTTGTTCGTTTCATCAATGTGATGAGATTATTGATAAATGCATTTCCACCACGATAATTCAGAAGCATCTTATAATATGAAGCACGAATCAAACCTTTTGATCCATATTTAAAATATTCATTACACAATCTGGTTGATGGGAAATAGTAAATGTCTTGGAAATAAACCTGAACATATTCTGTCTGGTATTCTTCATATGATGAATTACCAACAAATCGCTCAGCATCTTTCAATGCACGATTCAGAATGCGGTCTTCTTTTGCATCTGATCTTCCAAGTGTTGCTGACAGATACCAGTTGTGTTTGATATTGCACAAAGCATCGAATTTTAACATACCTTTCAGATGAAGATGTGCTTCGTCGATAACTTTGATTCCAAAACCGGATTGATCCAAAGTCTTCAACAGTCGATTCCAGTCATCACGAATTGCCAATTCCAATGATGAAATTGTAACAACACAAACTTTCTTATCCGGTGCATCCCATATCTTTGTTGCAATATCATTCTTATCAATACCGAGTTCCACAATGTTTTCAATCCATTGATTCTTCAGCAATGATGTTGGTGCAACAATCAATGGTTTCAACCCAAGTTGTGCTGCAGAGTATAACGCTATGAACGTCTTTCCAACGCCGGGCTTTAGCTCCATTGTGATTTTATGAGCATCCGATGTCGTGACTTTTTTGATGCAATCTCGTTGTAAATTTGAACGAGGTTCACGATTCATTTTCAGTTCAATTTTCTTTGGAGTTGGAATCGGTTTTGTAGAATCCACTTTGAGTCTTTGAATATCTGGATCAGACATTGATAAAAAACCGGAAGTGATATAAATAACATCGCGTTCTCCACCAAATAAACCATGATTGTCCGGATCATTACCTGTATAGATAAAAAATTCACGCACAGGTTTATCCAATGAAAAATACAATAGACACTTACGCTTCACCATATCCGAGGGTTCACGGATGATGACACCAGTTGTTGTTTTTTCAATCTTCATTCATGTCACCCCTCTTCCGGAATACTATCAGCGTTTGCCAAATTCTCTTCTGGCATCGTCTCACCCAATGTTTCTTTGTTCGCTTCAATACGTGCAACATTTGCGAGATCTTCCAAATCTTCAATATCGATTTCTGGCAGATATCGACCGATCATCTGTTTTCTGAATTCGCGAACAATATTGGAATTCGGATTTTCTTCACCATTCGGTTTCGCTTCATCTTCGGTCAGGAATGTTTGTACTGCAAGATTGAATAACGCTTCAAAGTTATTCAGTTTATCTGCCGTAACAGACAATTCTTTCGCAGTTGGCATACGGAACATAAACTTCAAACTCTGTAGAATATCAACATCAATATCGGTTTCCCATCTGAGAATCTTACGATACAATTTCGTGATATCACGATTGAAATCAATCTTACACGAAGCAATGAATGAATTGAAACGTGTATTCGCCAATTCTGTTTCCTTCGAGAATTCGATTTCTGTAACACCACCGTTCTGCACCATGATTGCAGGGACCGGTGTGGAGTTCAACGCTTCTGCACGAAGATTATCCAGTAGATCTGTACTGAGCGGTGCTTCTGATGCAGGTATTGTTTCAATGTTCAATGCAGGTTCATTATTTGCACCAGTCGGCATAATCAATTCCGATCCACCAGAAACTTTCGTCATCGATGAACGATAATTGAAGATATCATTAGAGGTAACACGACGTGCAGCAAACTTGCGCATTGTCTGTTGAACGAATTGTTTATAATTCTTATCAATACCAGACGAACGCAAATGATACACGCGAATTGCGGAATTATTGATTTGGAATAGGATGGAGTACAGCTTCAAGAACATATACATTCTTGCCGTAATCAATCCACCTTCCAACATGGAATGACCTTTACCTGCGCCATCTTCATTGATTGTACATTGGCAAACATGCTCTGCTGGAATATAGATGAAACGCATAATTGCATCATTGAATTTATGTGCTTCCAGAATTGTAACAATCTGCTGATGTAAGCCGGCATTATCACGCATAAATTTCAAATCAAAGTTATTGATAATTTTTGATGCAAGCTTTTCACAGAACATTCTATCTGGAGCATAGGTATCATATCCAACAGATGGGGATCTCAGTGTATATCCAGATAAACCTGAATTACGACGTTCTCCAGTTTCCTCAGGTCTTGTGAGATCCGACACATAGTAGTATCCGATGACAGTTCGATCAATACGAATCGGAATCAGTTTCGTTGCAGGAAGAATTTTTAAATACACACCACGAACATTGCGGAATTCTTTCGAGACGGTGTCAAAGTCACCTTCTGCTTCCATTACATGTTCAAATACTGTTTTTGATTCTTGATAGAATTCAGCATCATGATACTTGGCATCATAAACCGCTTTCAAATCATGTGCAGATTCTTCAATGACTGGAAGTGCAATGTCTTCGGAAATGTATCGAATGTTATTGGAAATCATCGATACATATTCATCAAATTCATCATCCCGTTTTGCGTCTTGTTTAGCGTCTGGATTTTCTTCTGTTAATGTCTTCGCATGATATCCGGGAATGATTTCCATGATTTCTGCTTCAGTAAATAATCCAGCTTTCTTTTGACCGGGAACACGTTTCTTTTGTTGTGCGGCCGTTTCTTGAATGATTGTATCTTTTAACGATACCTCAACTGCACTTTCACCATATCCATATCCATAACCTGTTAAAGATGATGACGTGGTATCAAACATACTCGCAACAGAATTACGAGGATCCCGTTTGGAATCATTCTTCAAACGATACTTGTACAAATCCTCGAAGACTTTTGCATATGGGATTGCATACAGATAACCTTCGCCATAGAACAGAGTGTTGAACACAACATGGTTTTTGATAATAGAATGCAGATGCAATTTCTCTTCAACCGCTTCGACTTTTTTAATGACATTCTGTTCTTGAATGTCATCCAGTTTTGTTTTATCAAAGACAATTGTTCTTGCGAGAGTTCCGTCGACAACATCAGATTCACAAATTGCGTCTCTGGTAATGACCAAAGCGTTATACCATTCTGGAATCTGGGAAACCACCATATCCAAATCTTGACGCAATGCAATATCTGCAATTGTTGTGACGGGAAGAAATGCCGCATCCGTTAATTCTTTTGGTAACAAATCCAATGAAAGTTTTTCATTGGAATTTGGAAATTTCATGGTTGCAACTTTTTCAATGAATGACATGTCGGTTGACAGATTATATCGTTTGAGAATTTCCGCAATCGTGTCTTGCAGATCTTCTTTTGACATTACCATGTCTCCACCAGTTACATCGTTCATTAAACCATGAATCAATGCTTCGGCACGGCTTTCTTTCTGACTGGGCATCGTACATTCCTCCTTTCATAATGTATTATACACGAGATTGCAATACCATGATATCACGTTCATCTCGTGTTGGAATAATCTCACTCGAGATACCCAAATTCATTGTCTCATTGATTTCGTATTGACCATACTGGATTGGGACAAAACATAACAATGCATTCACCATACTATTCTTCATACTAGAATTCCAATCCCATGGATCATAGTTACCACTAAATTCCGTAACGATGTATGGTGATCCAGTGAACATTCCCGCTGCACCAATATAATTTTCCAAATGGTCATTTGTATATACTGTGCCACCTTCACCGTTTTCACGATATAAGAACGGAACAGACTTTCTCAATACAGTAGAAACATCTGATCTCATATTACCAACTGCATCACAGATGCCTGCATTGTAATTGAATTCGATCAGATTTTTGAAAATGTTTTCCTGTTTATATTGATACTGAAATGTTGTTGACAATTTGGGTTCTGATAACAACGGCGCATTGTTATCATTTCCGAGCATCGGATTCGACAAATCTGTTGGATAGATACCGTAATATTTGCACCAATACAAAATCTTTGTACCAGTTTCATTGGTTACGATATCATACAATGATGCACAATAATCCAATGCGCGATCATATGGATGCAGTGTGCTATATCCACCTGGTTGGAATACAGATGATCCATTCTTATAGAAGCCATTTACCTGTTGATAGCCGTTGTATGATGGGAAGAATGATCCCATGCGACGTTTATGAATATACAACATCCAGATGCGTATCATTTCATAGACATCCATGTATTTCGTATCACGAAATGTCAGCTGTAATGTGCCACCAGCATTCGTCTTTAGACTTTTACCCATCGTAACAGTATTACCGTGAACACTCTTCACAGTGGAATCAACTAGATCAATTGTATTGTTTCCCGTTGACAATCCTTGAACCCGGTTACTCAATAACCAATTCCAGTTGGCATATCTGGGTGCAAATGTAGATGATGTAATATATACTGGTGATAATGACCGAATTACATGTGGAAAACGCATCCAGCATGTTGCCATGTCATCATCATTCAAAACCTGATGACTGGGTTTGTCACCAGTTGCCATGAGATAACATTCTGGGCGTGTAATAAATATATACCGGAATGCCTTACGATGTTCAATATCCGCGATTGGCATTCTGGTACGGTTATATGCAGTGACCAATGCATTATGCGCTCGGTCTGCATATATGCGAGTGAACGGATGTATTGGTGATGTTGGTGTATGTGGAGAAGCAACATCTTCGTCCAGAAGCTGAATTCCTTTCTTTGGTTTAAAGGAAGCCTTCTTTGCTTCCGGAGTAAAAGTTTCATATCCATTTTCTTTTTTATCAGCATTCTCCAATCCCATATCCAGAATATATTGTTTATTCGGATCTTGTTCGGGATTGACAAATGTGACAGAACCACGGAATTGATGCAAGTGAACATGATGCCGATGTGGGAGATTCCACATGCCCAATGGTTCACGTGTTCCCTGTAGATATTCTATCGGATATGCATTTCGATCATCATATTGGATTGGTGTG